GAGGACCGCTCACCGCCGCCGGGTCGAGGAGCTGGAGGCCGAGGCCACCGACGTGATCCTGGACGCTCTGGCGCCGATCCTGGTCGGTGTGGCGGCCCGCTTCGCCACGGTGGCGTCGGTGACCGCCGCCGCTGACGAGGCCGAGGCGCGGGCCAGCCTCGACGACCTCGGGTCGATCGGCGTGCAGTGGCAGGCCGCGGTCCACGACGAGGTGCTCCCCTGGTTCGCCACCGTGTACCGGGCGGGCGGCGACGCCGCGGTCGAGCAGGTGCTGGGGCTCGGGATCGCTGTGCTGGACGTGCCCGAGGAGCTGATGGACGCCCGGGCCCGGGACTACCTGGCCGGGGTCGAGAACAGGTTCTATCCGTTGAGCGACGAGGTGTGGACGTCGGCGCGGGCGGAGCTGGTGGCCGGGTTCGAGGCCGGCGAGGGCATCGACGATCTGCGCCGCCGGATCACCGGGGTGACGGAGCTGTCGGTCGCCCGGGCGGAGGCGCTGGCCCGCACCGAGGTGATCGCCGCGTCGAACATGGGCGCCCAGGCCCGAGTCGATCTGATGGGCGACGCGGCGCCGCCGTACCGCCAGTGGCTCGCCACGATGGACGGCCGGACCCGGCCGACGCACCGCCACGCCGACGGCCAGGTCGTCGAGCGCGGCCAGCCGTTCGTGGTCGGCGGCGCGTCGCTGATGGTGCCGGGCGACCCCGGCGGCCCGGCGGCCGAGGTGATGAACTGCCGGTGCACCGTGCTGTTCACCGACCAGGCGGCCCCGCTGCTGGTGGCCGGCCGTCAGCAGGGCGGGATCGTAGACGAGGTCGAGGAGTCCCTGGCGGCCGCCGGCTACGTGCCGGGCCGGTTCTTCGCCGGCCGGACGGTCTGGCTGGGCGGCGGCGTGCTGGCTGCCGCCGCCGTCATGGGCCCGCCTCAGGTCGACTCGACCACGGGGGAGCCCCACACCGGCGCCATGGTGGGGTTAGTCCCTGCCGCCGAGGACGCCGACCGCCTGGTGCTCCTCGACGGCGAGCCCGTTGAGGCTCTCCACCTGACCCTGGGCTACCTGGGTGACGGCGACGAGATCCCGGACGAGGCGTTCGACGCCATGCTGGAGGAGGCTGAGGTGGTCGCCGGCCAGCTGGGTCCGATCACGGCGAAGGTGTTCGGTGCCGCGGTGTGGAACGTGACCGGGCCCGAGCCCTGCCTGGTCCTGAACGTGGGCGACGACCCCGACAACGACTCCCGCGAACTGCTCGTGGCGCACATGGCCGCGACTCAGATCGGCATCGTGGGCCAAGCGGCCGCGCCCGGCTGGGAACCGCCCACGAACCACCGGCCGTGGGTCGCTCACGTGGCGCTCGCCTACAACCCGCCTGCTGGCAGCCTCATGGCCGTGGCCGGCGCCAGTGAAGGCCCGATCACGTTCGACCGTCTCCGCCTCACCCGAGGCTCGACGGCCTACGACTTCACCATGGGCGGCTCGCCGCCGGAGGAGGACAACGACATGGACCGCGCCGAGCTGACGGCCGCGATCGGGGAGGCCCTGGCCCGCGGTGCGGCCGCCGCCGGGGGCGCTCCGATCACGCTCAACCTCACGCTGAACGCCGCGATCGACGACGACCCGCCGCCCCCGGGTCCGACGGGTCACCCGGCGGACCCGACCTCGGCCGACGCCGACGGGCCCCCGGCGCAGCCCGGCGAGCACCTGCGGGCGGTGATGCACCGCCAGGGCGAAGCGACCGGCCTCCGCGACTCGGGCCGGGTGTTCACGAACATGACCTACCGGGACCCGCCGTTCGCGTACCACGTCCAGCAGCACTCCAGCGCCCACGGGGGGACGCCCAAGGTGGTGCCGGTCGGGCTCGTGACCCGGATCGTGCAGACCGACGGCGCCGACTACGGGTTCGTGCGCCTGGACCTGGAGAACCCGGACGCGGCGGAGCACGCCCGCCGGGCGGTGGCCGGGTTCGACCGGTGGGTGTCGATCGGGGGCGACGAGACCGCCCCCAAGGTGACGCTCGTGTGGCCGGCCCCGGGCGAGGCCGCCGACCCGATGGCGGTCGACCCGGTCGAGCCCGACCCGAACGCGCCGATCGAGGAGACCCTGATCGAGCCCGAGAAGGTGATCTTGGACGGCGTCAACGTGGCCGAGCTGACCGCGGTGTCGACCCCGGCGCAGGCCGACGCCACGCTGGAGCCCACGGCGGAGCTGGTCGCGATGTTCGGGGGCCAGCAGCCCGAGCTGACCGAGGAGGACGTGGCGATGGTCGCCTCCGCGGTCGACGCCGGGCGCATCACCGCCGAGGCCGCCGCCGTCGCCCTGCTGCCGCCCCCAACGCCGGTGCCGATGGCTCCCGTCGGGGGCTTCCTCGACCCGGCGGTCGCCCGACGGCTCCTGGTGGGCGACCTGGGACCCGAGCTGCTCACCCCCCTCGCCCCGGGCTGCGGCTGCGGGGGCACCTGCGGCGGGTGTGACCACGGGCGTGAAACCTTTACCTCGGATGTCACACCGGCCGCGGCGCTGGTGGCCGCCGCCTCGACCGTGGCCGTCACCGACCTCCCGCCGGCCGCCTGGTTCCAGGAGCCCCTCGACGTCGAGCTGACCTCCGCCCTGGCGATCACCGACGAGGGCCGCATCTACGGGCTTCTGGCCCCGTTCGGGACGAACCACCGGGCCTACGCCAAGGCCGGCCAGCACCGCACCGCCCCGCGCCGGAACGTCGACTACGCCCGGTTCATGGGCAAGTGGGCCGTCACCCGCGAGGGCCACGTCCCGGCCGGCCCGATCACGATGGGCTGCGGCCACGCGTCGATGCACCGCACCGACCACCACCAGGCGGTCGAGCACTACGACAACTCGTGCTCGGTGTTCGGCATGATCGCCGTGGGCGAGTCCGACCGGCTCGGCGGCGTGTGGATGGCCGGCGCGGTGCTGCCCGGCACGCGCCCGGAGACCGTGGCCCGCGCCCTGGCGTGCACCTGCTCGGGGGACTGGCAGTCGCACCCGGACCGGGCCGGCTGGCAGGAGCTGGTCGCCGCGCTGCTGGTGCCGGTGCCTGGGTTCGCGATGGCGCACGCCTCGACGACCTACGACGGCGACGCCATGGTCGCCTCGTCGGTGCCGGTGGTGCACGTGGCCACCGCTGCCGCTGCCGAGGCCCGACGTCGGGCCCGGTCGATCGCGTCGCTCGCCGCGGCCGTGGGCCGCACGCCGGCCGCCCGCGTGCTCGACGCCCGGAAGCGGGTGCTCTGATGGGCTGCGGCTGCGGTGGACGGGCGGCGAGGGCGGGCCGGGCGCTGCGCACCTCGGGCGACGCCGCCCAGGGCATGACCGGGACAGCGCACCGGGGAACGCCGCCGTGCGAGCCCCTGGCTGTCGTCGAGGGCGACGGCGTCGAGGAGGTCCCCGAGGGGGCGAAGTACCGGATCGTGCTCGACGGCCAGGTCGCCTACTTCGCTGACCACGGGTGCGCGTTCAGCTACCAGCAGACCCACCCGGGGAAGCTCCGCATCGTGTAGCTTCCGGGTGCTGCGTGATCCGGTGCTCTTCGGCCCCCGGTGGCTCCGTGCCCATCGGGGGCCGTTGCGCGTTCTACCCCGGGGTGTAGGGGGCCGGGGGCGGTGATCCTCGCGGATTTCATACCGGCGCCCATACCGTTGCACCGGTAACCGTGACCGTGGTAACGTGTGGTCATGCTCACCGGCACCACCACCACCGAGACCTACGAGTGCGGCGCCTGCCACGCCTCGTTCCCCACGCTCGACGAGGTGTTCACGCACCCGTGCGACGCCGTCGAAGCGGCCATGCGAGGCCGGGCCCACCAGCGGGTCGAGACCCACCGGGGCGACAGCATCGACGCCCCCGAGCGCCGCGAGTCGACCGGCCGCCGGGCTGAGCCCCGCCCGGCGATGACGAACCGCTACCCCGGGAACTGCGCCCGCTGCGGCGGCCGCGTCGAGGCCGGCCAGGGCGTCGCGGTGAAGAACCACGCCGGTGGCGGCGGCGCCTCGTGGGCGGTCGAGCACCTGGTGTCCGAGTGCCCCGCCATCGGCAACAACCCGCCGGCCGCCCGCCCGGTCGTCGACACCCCCGACGTCACCGCTACCCCGGCGCCCGCCGGCCGCCCGGTCACCGAGAAGCAAGCCACGTTCATCCGCACGCTGCTGGCCGACCGCCAGACCGCCCGGCCGATGGACGCCGACGAGATCCTGGCCGCCCTCGCCACGCTCGACGATCCCCGGGCCGGCGCCTCGGTCGTGATCGACCGGCTCCTGGCCCTCCCCCGCCGCACGGCGCCGGTGGTCGACGACAACCCGACCAACGACGGCATGCCCCGCCGGCCGGCCGCCCCCGCCTACGAGCCCGAGAAGGGCGACGTCCACGTGCTCGACGGCGACTTCTACCGGGTCCACAAGGCCCAGGGCACCGGCCGCTTCTACGCCGTCCGCTGGGACGGCGACGAGTGGGTGTACGCCGGTGGCGCCCTGCGTCGCTGCTCGACGGAGACCCTGGCCACGGCCGAGGACGCCGCCCGGTTCGGCCAGCTGTTCCACACCTGCGTGTTCTGCACGCGGCCGCTCGACACCCCCGAGTCCACCGCCGTCGGCTACGGCCCGGTGTGCGCCGCCAAGCGAGGCCTCCCATGGGGCTGACGCCATCGCCGCAGTGCCCCGGGGCCGGTCAGCCCTGGGGCACGGGGACGGGGCAGCCGATCTGTCCGGTCTGCCACCGGGGCGCCCGGTTCTTCGGCGTGACGCCGCCCCGGCGCAAGGTCGGGCGCACCACCGGCGGTCGCTGGACGGGGTCCGTGCCGCCTCACGGGCCCCGGAAGCCGTGATCCGTTACCGCGCTTGACGACCGAGTGTTACCGCGGTACGGTGTCCGCATGGTCCTCACCGACACCGCACCCACCGCCCGCCGCCTGGTCAACGCCGAGGCCGGCCGGATCCGCTTCGACGCCTGCGAGCGCCCCTACTTCACCAACGTCACCCGCGGCGACGGCGCCTGGGGCAACCCGGCCGACGCCATCGCCTACGCCGCCCAGCGGGCCGTCGCCGCCGAGGCCGACCACATCGTTCGGATCAAGGACGTGGACACCGGCGAAGAGTGGTTCGTGCCGGTCCCGGCCCGGTTCATCACGGAAGAGGCCGACGGCGGCCAGTGGGTGATCCTGGACACCACCACCGGCTGGACCTCCCGCCCCTACCCGCACTCCGCCGCCCACCGGTCGGCCGCCACCGCCAACGTGGACGTGCTGACCGGCGACTGGGACTGATCCCCCTCTCGGGCGCTGCAACGCCCGGCGCATCAACCGCCCCCGACCCTGGCCCGGTCGGGGGCGGTTGCGCGTCTGGGGTGGGCGGCGCATACTCTCCGGCGTACGCCGCTGCTCGGCGCCGGGGACCTGGTCTCCCGCCGGTGGGGCCGCAATGCTCGACCTGGTCGACTCCTGACACGCACCATGCGTCCAAGAGAGGACCAGACGATGCCCGAGCCCACCGAGCCCACCCTGACCGTTCCCGAGGATCTGGGGGCCGTCGAGCCCGACGACCTGACCCAGCTGCTCGACAGCGTGCGGGCCGAGCTGGACGCCCTCGTCGCGAAGGCCGAGGCCGACCCGTCCAGCGTGACCGCCGAGGACGCCGCCCGGGCTGGTGAGCTGGCCGGCGCCCAGAAGGCCGTCGAGGCCGAGGTGACCCGCCGCGCCGAGGAGCAGGCCGGCCACGTGGCCGCCATCCGCGACGCCGCCGGCACCCCCGCCACCGCCGAGGGCGACGAGCCCCCGGCCGAGGGCGACGACCCGCCGCCCGTCGAGGAGCAGCCCGCCGAGGGCGACCCGGCCCCCGAGCAGCCCGCCGAGACCCCGGCCGACGCGCCCGCCGAGGCCGCCGCCGCCTCGGCCCGCCGGCCACTGACCGTCGCCGCCGTCGCCAAGCGGCCCACCATGAACCCGGCCATGAGCGCCCGGGACATCGCCAACAACGCCCCGGCGCCCGGCGTCCCGGCCCGCCCGCGCCCGGAGATGGTCGTCACGGCCGCCGGGAACGTGCCGGTCGTCGGCGGCCAGCGCCTGGTCACGCTCGACGACCTCGTGACCGCCTACACCCAGCGGGCCAAGACCATGGCCGTGACCAGCGGCCAGGGTTCCCCGGCGCCGGTGGCCACCGTGTCCCGCCACTACGACCACGTCCTCGGGGAGGGCTCGTCGCTGGCCGACATCGACCGGGCGTTCGCCGAGCTGGTCAACCCGGCCCGCACGTTCGAGGGCATGGCCGCCCTCGTCGCCGCCGGTGGCTGGTGCGCCCCGTCGGAGATCGACTACTCGTTCTTCGACCTCACCGGGCCCGCCACGGGCCGGGTCGACATCCCGACCGTGGGCATCAACCGGGGCGGGCTCCGCTGGCCCGAGTCGCTCGACCTCGCCCAGTTCTTCGCCCTCTCCGGTGTGGCCGCGTCGGGCACCGCGACGAACGCGACGATGCCGTGGCTGTGGACCGAGGCCGACGACCTCGTGGCCGCCACCGGCGACACGCCGGTCAAGGCGTGCCTGCGGCCCCCGTGCCCGGACTTCACCGAGGAGCGGCTGTGGCTCCTCGGGATCTGCGTTCTGGCCGGCAACCTGACCCAGGACGCCTACCCGGAGGTGATCCGCCACTACCTGTCGCTGGTCGAGGTCGCCCACGACCGGGTGCTCAACCGCCGGCACAACACGCTGATGGACGCCCACGCGTCGATCGTGAACGTGACCCCGACCATGGGCGACGCCTCGTCGGCCACCACGCACTTCCTCGGCGCGCTGGAGCTGGTCGCCACCCACGAGCGGCTCCGCCTCGGGATGCCCGAGAACGCGGTGATGCAGGTCGACGTGCCGGTGTTCGTCCGGGGCCTGATCCGCTCGGACCTGTCGAAGCGCAACGGCTGGGACGACCTGTCCGTCGCCGACGCGTGGCTGATGTCCCAGCTCGACGCCCGCAACATCCGGGCCGTGTTCGTCGAGGACTGGCAGCACGCCACCGGCTGGGCCGCCCCCGCCGGGACGATGGGCGCCGACACGGCCCCGACGGCGTGGCCGTCGTCGTTCTACGTGCGGATGTACCCCCCGGGGCACTTCTTCCGCGGCGGTGGCATGTCGCTGAACCTGGGCGTGGTGCGCGACAGCGTGCTGAACGCTCAGAACGATTTCACCGCGGCGTGGTCGGAAGAGGCGTCGTTCATCGGTGCCCGTGGCAACCGGGCCTACCGGATCAACTTCGCCAACATGTTCCCGGACGGCGTCACCGGCGCCCAGACCACGCAGGCCGCGGCCTCGGCGTAAGCCGGGGTCGACGTGACCGAGAGGAGGGACGTCGGTGCCTGATCTCTTCGCCCTGGTCGAGACGGGCCCGACGTTCGTCTCCGCCCCCTACGGCCTGTTCTCCGCCGCTCCACCCGTCGATGTGGTGGAGCGGTGGGAGATGGGCGCCCAGCGGGAGGGGCTCCCGTGCGGGCCGGCGTTCTCCGGGCTGCTCGACCCGTGCAGCACGGGGCCGGTCACCGGGGAGGCGTCCCACGAGGGCGTCACCACGTGGGCCGCGCACGCGTTCTGGGTGTACGCCGAGCTGTCGTGCTCGCCGGTCGGGTGGGGCAACGACCTCGCCCGCCTGGAGAACCGCGCCACCGCCGCTCTGACGAACGGCGAGGCCCGGGCCGTCGAGCGCGTGTTCTGGACCGGGGAGACCTCCCAGGTGCCGGCCGGGACGGTGTACCCGCACCTCGCCGCCGACACCCAGGTGCTCGCGGACCCCCAGGGCTCGCACGAGCTGATCCTCCAGGAGGCCGCCGACGAGATCAGCGGGGTCCTCGACCCCGTCGAGGCGCTCGGGCTCCTGGAGATCCGCCTGGCCGACACGTACGGCGGTGAGGGCGTCATCCACGTCCCGAGGGACTCGGTGCCGCACCTGGCCGCCAACAGCCTGGTGACCGCCAGGGGCCAGCAGCTGCGGACCCTCAACGGGAACGTGGTGGCGGCGTACTCGACGCTCGGCGCCGGTGTCGGCCCGGACGGCGCGACCCTGGCGAACCGCCAGGCGCTGTGGTGGTACGCGACGCCGCCGGTGTCGGTGTACCGGGGCCCCATCCAGGACTTCGGGATCCAGCCGGGCTCCTACATGGACCGGGCCCAGAACACGGCCGTCTACCAGGTGGGCCGGCCCTACCTGGTGTGGTTCGACCAGTGCTCGCTGACCGCGGTCGAGGTGTCCCACGGCGGCGTGACCACCGGTGCCGGTGGGAGCGCGTCGTGATCCGCCTCCGGTTCCGTGGTCAGCCTCGGCTCCTGGTCGGTGTCGGGGTGCTCGGCGAGGCCGCCATCCCGTGGCGGCCGCTGGGCGGGAACGAGGTCGAGGTCGAGTCCCTGGACGGGCTCGACGACGAGCAGCGGGGCGAGCTGTCGAAGCTCGTGCGGGACCCGCTGGAGAGTTCGTCGGCCGGTGCTCCCGTTCCGGCCGAGGGCACCGGCGCCGACGCGGTCGGGGCGCTGGTGGGCGAGGCGCCTCCCCGGGCCGGTCAGGGTTCGTCCCGCGAGGCCTGGGTGGCGCACGCCGAGAAGTTGACCGCCGCCGGTGTGCCGGTGGCCGTGACCGACAACATGGGCCGCGACGACATCGTCGCGGCCGTCGACCAGGCGCTGGAGGACCACCGTGCCCGCTGACTGCATTTCCCCCATCCAGGGCTCCCTGTTCCGGGTGATCCGCCTCGACGAGTGCGGCGCCCCGGTGACCGGCACGGGGTCGCTGATCGTCTCCGCCGGGTTCGTCGAGGCGCAGGTGTCGCCCCAGTACGAGGACGGCGTCGAGTACCAGCTTCGCCGGGCCGACGGCCGGTTCTGCGTGAACCGCCGAGGGAACGACGAGTTCCTCCGCGACGAGCTGAACATCCGGTTCTGCGCGATCGACCCCGACCTGGTGGTGATCACCACCGGACAGACGCTGGTGACGACGGGGGACCCGGCGACCGGTACCGGGTTCTGGGTCGAGGAGGGCTCGGTAGACGCCCGCTGGGGCCTGGAAATCTGGCAGGCCGACTCGGACACGTGCACCGAGGACGAGCCCCGAACCGCCTACTGGGCGTGGCCGCACCTGGCGTCGGGCCGGCTGAACGACTTCACGATCACGAACGACGTGATCGAGTGGCGGATCACGGCGAGGTCGGAGAAGGCGAACCAGCTGTGGGGCCAGGGCCCGGGCGCGGTGAAGTTCATCACCCAGGTGCCGGCGAACGGCCACCGCGGGTTCAACATCACCCGCCTGACCCTGCCGTCCGAGACCGGCTGTGGAGCGGTGACGCTCCCCGCCGCCTGATCCGGTGGCGACCCGCATCCCCACCGCCGCTCAGAACGCGGCCGCGGACGCGGTCGGCGATCGGGCGGACGGTGGGGCTGGGCCCGGCACGATCGACGTGTTCACGGGCGCCCAGCCGGCGAACGCGAACGCGGCCGAGACCGGCGACCTGCTGCTGACGTTCACGCTGTCGGATCCGGCGTGGTCGGCGGCGGTCTCCGGGGTCAAGACGCTGGACGTGACGCCGGTCCCGGCGGCGGTCGGGGTCGACGATGGCGTGGCCGGGTGGGCGCGCATGAAGGATTCGACCGGCGCGACGGTGATCGATGGGGCGGTGACGGTGACCGGGGGCGGGGGCCAGTTCACGCTGTCGACGACCGCGGTGTCGGTCGGCCTGGACGTCGAGATCACTTCCGGCACGCTGACGATGCCCGCGGGCTGACGGGAGGGCCGCCGTGAGCGCGCCGACGCCGGTATCGGTGACCCCGACTCTGCTCGGTGCGCTCACGGCGAATCCGACGCTCAACCTCGACGGGGCGTCGGTCGCTGGTGACCGGACGATCGTCGTGGCGGCGTTCGGCCGGAACCGGCCCCAGGGGATCACGTGGCCGGCCCCGTGGACCGAGCCCCTCGACATCACGAACACCAACGGCAACTCCATGATTCAGTCGTGGGGCTGGCGCGACGGGGCCACGGGCGCGTCGGTGCAGCTGACCACGACGGCGACGCAGGCGGTGTGGGCGCAGGCGTTCCGGTTCGCTGCCGGGACGTTCGACCCGGCGCAGCCCCCGGTGTTCGCGACGGCGGTGAACACGGGGGACGCCCCGCTGCTGGACCCGCCGTGGGGGGTCGAGGAGTGGTTGGCGATCGTGTCCCTGACCCGCGACGGGTCGCTGGGCTCGATCACGTACCCGCTCCCGAACAATCAGCTGTCCACGAACGCGGGCATCTTCGGGTCGGCGGCGGTGTGCGCCGGGCCGATCAACGCGGACAGCTACAACCCGGCGGCGTGGGTGGCGACGACCACGGGCACGGTGGTGACCGCTGGGCTGCGGGGCCCGGCGGCTGCGGCGCCGGAGACCGGCGAGCTGGCCTATGTGCTGCCCGCGGTCGAGCTGGTGGTCGAGGGGACGGCCCAGGCGGACGGTGAGGCCGCTCTGGTGCTCCCAGCGGTGTCGCTGGCCCTGGAGGGCACAGCGACCGCCTCGGGCGCTCTGGAGGCTGTCCTGCCAGCTGTGGCGGTCGCTGTGGAGGCGTCGGCGTCGTCGACCGGGGCGGTGGCCTACGAGCTGCCGCCGGTCGAGCTGGCCGTGGCCGCGTCGGCGGCCGCTGACGGGGTCGTGGATCTCGTGCTGCCGGCCGTCGAGCTGGCCGCCGAGGCGTCGTCGTCCGCTGCGGCGGAGGGCGCGTGGACGCTCCCCGCGGTCGAGCTGGAGCTGGCCGGCGTGGCTGACGCACCGGTCGCCGCCGAGCTGACCTACGTGCTGCCTGCGGTCGACCTGCACCTGGAGGCGCAAACTGAGACCCTGATCGCCGCTGTGGCGTTCACGCTGCCAGCGATCACGCTGGCGGTGGCCGGCCGCTCTGGAGACGAGATGATCCCGCTGTGTGAACCCTGGCCGCTGCCGACCTCGTGCCCGGCGCCGACCGGCACCGCCGAGTCGCTGCTGGCCGCGAGCGAAGACCTGTGGGCCCTGTCGGGCCGCCAGTTCGGGTCGTGCACCGTCCCGCTGCGGCCGTGCCACCGGTCGTGCACCCCGGACGGGTGGCGGCCGAGGTCGTGGTGGGATGGGCAGGGCTGGCCGGCGCTGCGCTCGTCGGCGCTGTGGTGGGACGCGGTGTGCGGCCGGTGCCGGGGCGGGTGCGGGTGCAACGACGCCGACGAGCTGCTGCTGCCCGCGGCGACGACGTCGATCGTCGAGGTGATCGTCGATGGGGTGGTCGTCCCGGCGGACGCGTACGTGCTGTGGGCGGCCGACGGGCGGGCGATCCTGACGCGCACGGACGGCGAGCAGTGGCCGCTGTGCCAGGACTGGACGGTCCCGGTGTCGGGTGAGGGCGCCTGGTCGATCCAGGCGGTGATCGGCACGCCGCCGCCGGCCTCGGGGGCGTGGGCGGTGGCGCAGCTGTCGGCCGAGTACGCGAAGTGGTGCGAGACCGGCCGGTGCGCGCTGCCGGCCTACACGGTGTCGACGTCGCGGCAGGGCACCGAGCAGAAGTTCCCCACGATCAAGGAGCGCCGCGAGGGCCAGTCCACTGGGCTGGCGCTGGTCGACCGGTTCCTCGACACGTGGAACCCGGGCCGGCTGATTGAGCGGCCGGTGTTCATCAACCCGGACACGTGGGAGCAGCAGGGCCGACACCTGCTGCAGGGCGGCGGATCCTGATGGCCGGCCCGACCCCGGCGCCTGGAGCGCTGCTCGACATCGGGAACCGCCTCCTGGAGTGCGCCTCGGCCGCGCTGGCGGAGACCGAGGCCGGGGCCCCCGGGTTCAGCTACATGATCCCGGGCGCCGACCTGGCCTGGGACTACTGCATGTGCCCCGACGGGCAGCTGACCGTCCACATCCGCACCAGCTACCCGTCGGCGTCGCCCGAGCTGGTCCAGCTCCTCACCACCGACACGTGCGGGGCCCCCTGGACGGTCGTCGAGTACGTCGTGACCGTGCTGCGCTGCGTCCCTACCCAGGAGGACGACGGCCACCCGCCGCCGCCGGCCGCCATGACCGCCGCCGCCGAGGTCGACTGGGCGGACCGGGAAGCGGTGTTGCGCGCCGTGAAGTGCTGTCAGCTCGACGACGGCGACACCCGCCGCCTTCACCCGTCGATGATCGTGCAGGAGCAGCTGGGGGTCGGCAACGATGGCGGCTGCGCCGGGTCTGAGCTGCACGTCCTGGTCGGGATCCCGAACTGCGGGGAGTGCTGATGGTCAAGCGCAACATGGCCGCCCGGCGACAGCTGCTCCGCGCCCCCACCGGGCCGGTCGGCCGGGACCTGACCCGCCGGGCCGAACGGGTCCTGAACCATGCCAAGGTGCTGTGCCCGGTCGACCGGGGACGGCTGCGGGCGGCGCAGGACCGGGCCGCTCCGATGCCCGCGGCGAACGGGCTCGTGATCGAGGTCGGCTCGAACGTCCGCTACAGCCTCGCGGTGCACGAGGGGTCCGGGTCGGTCTACGCGCCCAGGTCATGGCGGATAGCTCACGCTCGTGGCCGTCGCATCCCACCTCGTAGATTCCTGACCAACGCTCTGCCCGCCGGGCGGAGCTGAACGGGAGGAAACGATGGTTCAGCTACAGGACTTCTCGGGGCTCCGGCGCCAGGAGAAGGTGTCGTTCCGGCTCAACGGGGTCAACTACCACTGCGTCCCCGAGCTGCCGGGCGGGGTGATCCTCGACATGGCCACGGTCCGCGAGGAGATCGCGGAGGTACTCCCCGACGGGGTCGACAGCCTCCAGGACATCGACCAGGACGACCCCGAGGCCGGCGCCAAGCTCGCGACGGCCGGGGGCTCGGCGTTCACCCGGATGGACGAGTTCATCCGCACGGTGATGGAGCCCGACTCCTACGACAAGTGGCAGCTCTACCTACGGCCCCCGGCCAAGGGGCTGACCCCGGCGAAGCGCCGCGAGCACGACCAGCGGACCATCAACCTGGCCCAGATGACCTCCGTCTTCAACGCGCTGATGCAGCACTACACCGCCCGCCCTACCGAGCCGTCGTCCACCTCGTCGAATGGGGACGGCGGAACTGGTGGCAGCTCGACGGCCGATGCGCAGGTCGGGGCGTAGACCCCATGACCCTGCCCGCTGACCGGCTGCTGAACCTCTTCTATGCCGACATGGTCGAGGGCCTGGACGCCGAGTCGCGCCTGGCCATCGACACGGCGTTGACGGGGGACTACAGCCTGTTGGCGGCCCTGCAGGAGCAGCGCCTGGCCGAGCAGGTCGAACGAGACCGGCGGGCCGGGCGCCGCCCGACAGCGGCCCGGCCGGCCGCCCAGCCGATGGGCCCCGGTCAGCGGGCGCCCCGAGGGAAGGACGGCCAGCACGTGCCCGGCACCGCGCCCGACCACATCCCCGCCCCGTCGTGGTGGCGGGGCGACCGGGCGGCGTTCCGTTCCAGCGTGGCCGCCGGCCAGCAGCTGGGCGAGCCCGCCGCCCTCCGCGAGCCCGTCATCCCGGTGATCGGCTCGGGGGCTCTGGCAGGAACGGCGCTGTAGGCCATGGTCACCGGCCCCCTCTCCGAGGCCCACGTCGAGATCGACGCCGATGTCGACGCCGCCGAGCGCGGCCTGGACGGCATCGACGCCCGCCTGGAGGCGATCGAAGAGGTCGCCGAGCGCGTCGGCGAGCAGATCGAGGACGTGTTCCGGGAGGCGTTCCGCGAGATCCTGGGCGACGTCGACCGGTCGCTTAACCAGGTTGAGCGGGAGTTTCAGGAGACCCAGCGCGAGGTCGACGCCGTCCTGCGGGACATCGGCGGCCCCGAGCTGTTCGCCTCGGTGAGGGGACAGGCCGAGGCCACCGGTGAGGCGATCGAGAACGCGTTCTCTGAGGCGCGGCGCGGCGCCGACGAGGATCTGGCCGACATCGGCGGAGTCGACGCGTTCGGTCCGGTGGTGGCCTCGGCCGAGGTGGCGGCCGAGTCGGTCGAGCGGTCGTTCCGCGACTCGTCGAACGACAGCATCCGGGCTATCTCCAGGATCGGGACGTCCGGGGCGGCGTTCTCGCTGCTCACCTCCGGGGCGGCGGCGACGGCGGTCGGGTTCGGGATCGCCGGGGCAGCGGCGGTCGCGTTCGGCCTGAAGGGCTCGGCGTCGATCGAGCAGACCCGCATCGGGTTCGAGTCGCTGCTGGGATCGGCCGAGGAGGCCGACGCGTTCATCCGCGAGATGCAGCAGTTCGCGGCCCGGACCCCGTTCGAGTTCCAGGGGCTGGCCGAGAACACCCGGCGGCTGCTGGCCGTCTCCGACGCCGCCGGGATCGCTCGCGAGGAGCTGATCCCGACCGTCGAGACGATCGGCGACCTGACCGCCGTGCTCGGCGCCCCACCGGACGCCATCGACCGCGTGGTCCGCGCCCTCGGGCAGATGGCGTCGCGCGGCAAGGTCAGCACCCAGGAGCTGCTCCAGCTGTCCGAGGCGCTCCCCGGGTTCGCCCCGTTCCAGGCGATGGCCGACGGCCTCGGGATCACGACCGGCGAGCTGCAGAAGCTGGTCGAGTCAGGAGCGATCCCCGCCACCGAGGGAATCGACCTCCTGCTCCAGGGCATGAAGGAGTTCCCGGGCGCGGCCGGGGCGATGGCCAAGCAGGCCCAGACCCTGCTCGGCGTGTTCTCGACGTTCAAAGACACCATCCAGATCGCCCTCACCGAGGCGTTCGAGCCCCTGGTCCCCACGATCAAGACGGCGCTGTCGGAGGCCATCCCGGCGATCGAGTCGTCGCTGGGCACCATCGCCCCGGCGCTGTCGTCGATCGCGGGCGGCCTGATCTCGACGCTGGTCGACGTGATCGACGCTGTGGGCCCGTCGTTCGGTGTCGCGCTGCAGGGCCTGGCCGACGGGTTCGCGTCGATCTTCGAGACGGTCGGCACCGTGGCCGGCGACTTCCGCCCGGTCCTGGAGGCGCTGGCCCCCCTGTTCTCCGCGATCGGCGGCGCCCTGCAGCCGATCATCGGTCTGTTCGCCACCCTGGCATCGACCGTGCTCCCCCCGGTCCTGGCGCTCCTGGCCAACCTGGTGGAGCTGCTCACCCCGGTGATCGACACGCTGGCCGAGGGGCTCGGCTCCCTCGTCCAGGCTATGGAGCCCCTGTTCGCTCAGCTGTCGGCGTCGCTGACGGCCGTGCTGCAGTCGCTGGTGCCGATCCTGCAGGGGCTCGCCGACGTCGCCGTCCGGTTCTTCGAGGCGATCGAGCCCGCCATTCCGATCCTGAACCAGTTCATTTCGCTGCTGGCCAGCGGCCTGATCGACGCCCTGGAGATCATCGGGCCGGCACTGGAGGATCTGGCCGACGCCTGGCTGGAGACGTTCGAGGGGCTCCTACAGGACATCGGCCCCGAGCTGCCCGAGCTGGGCAAGGCCCTGGCGTCGATCGCCGTGTCGCTCGCCGAGATCCTCGCGGCGCTGACCCCGCTGCTGGTGCCGCTGTTCAAGCTGGGCGCCCTGTTCGTCCGGCTGAACACGTTCACCCACGGCCTGGTGTTCCAGGGGATCGCTCTGCTGCTGGGGGCGCTGGCCGACGTCGTGACGTTCGTCAGCGACAACGCCGGCCCGGCGTTCGACGCGCTCGTGGCCACGCTCGGCGACCTCTGGACCAACGTCCTGGTGCCGCTCGGCGAGTTCCTGCTGTCGACGTTCATCGGAGCGGTGATCGCAGTCGGTGAAGCGATCGGCGGGGCGCTGCTCGTCGCGGTCGACGCCATCGTGGCCGCGGCGACGTGGCTGTGGCAGTCCGTCCTCGTGCCGCTCGGCGAGTTCATCTGGACGTTCTTGCAGCCCGCCCTGATCGCCCTCGCGGTGGTGGCGTTCGGGCCCCTGGCCGTAGCGGTCACCGCGGTGTCGATCGCCGCGAACGCTCTGTGGAACTACATCCTGGTCCCGCTCGGCCGGTTCCTGGCCGACGTGCTCACCCCGGTGATCTCGTTCCTGGCCGGAGTCCTGTCGACCGTGCTGGGAGCGGCGATCACCGGGGTAACGACCGCCGCGTCGTTCCTCTGGAACAGCGTGCTGGTCCCCCTCGGCGGGTTCCTGGCCGGCGCCTTCACCGCCGCGATCAACGTGGCGAAAGGCGCGTGGGATCTGTTCAAGACGGCGGTCGGGTTCGTGTCGGGCGCCATCACGGGCCTGCTGTCGGCCGCCCTCGGCCCGATCACCGCCGCCCTCCAGTTCGGGCTCGGGTTCGCGCTCGGGGTCGCGACCACTGCCTGGAACGTGATGAAGGGCGCGATCGACCTGGTGTCGGGCGCGATCGAAACGCTCATTGGCTGGATCGAATCGGCGATCGGCTGGGTGGCCGACCTCATCGAGAAGATCGAGTCCATACCCGGCGGCGGGGTCGTGGGCGACGTCGTTGGCGCCATCCCGGGGGTGGGCGCCGAGGGCGGGATCTTCGACCGGGCCACGAACATGATCATCGGCGAGGCCGGCAAGGAGGTGTTGCTGCCGCTGACCAACCCGCGCCGCACGCTCCAGCTCGCGAACCAGTCGGGGCTGTGGGACGTCCTGGCGGCCGCTCAGGGCTCGTCGTCGGCGCCGCCGCCCACCGGTGGCCGGTCGGCCGTCTCCGGCGCTCCTGGGGACGCTGGGGCCACGATCCTGAACTTCACGACCTACGTTGCGGGCCCCGTGTCCGACGCCGAGGCCGACCGGATCGGTGACCGCATCGGGAAGCGGGCCGCCGACGTGATCGACCAGCGCGCCGCCCGAGTCGAAGCGAGGATCGCGTGACCGCCCCCGACTGGAACC